AAGCCGTTAGAACTTTATATGCTGCCATCCCAATACATGGCAATCAAAGTGGATATTGAGCAGTTCCCACCTAAGAAGGTAGCCTATCAGTTGTACTACGGGCAGTACATCCCTTTCAATACGATTGAGATACTCCACGATAAATACTTCAACCCCGAATGGAATGCGACCGGAGGGCAGTTGTACGGATTATCACCGCTTAGGGCTGCATCTAAGGTACTGACACGCAGCAATGCAAGTAAGGAGGCATCTGTTGCGATGTTCGATAACATGGGGCCGTTAGGGGTGTTATACATGGATGACCAACGCTTTGACCCATTATCCGGCAGCGAACAAGCACAGGCATTAAAAATGCAAATATCAGCCAACACCGGAGCGAATAAGCACGGCAGCGCAGCCGTATCGGGTTACAAAGTAGGATGGGCGCAGATAGGGTTACCTGCAAAGGACTTGCAACTGATTGAAGCGGAGAAATGGGATAAAGAGGCCCTATGTTCAATCTATGGCGTACCTCCGGTGTTACTGGGTAATACGGATGCTGCTACCTACAATAACATGAAGGAAGCAGAGAAAGCACTAACCCTTCGGGCGGTATTACCCGAACTAACTGCCATTCGTGATAACATCAACCGCAAGATGCAAACCGATTGGGGGTATAAGGGTAGCGATATATTCGTGGATTTCGACATGAGTATCTATTCCGAACTTGAAGCAAACAGAGCAGAGCAATCTACCTGGCTGAATACTGCTTGGTGGTTAACACCGGAGCAGAAACTAAAGATTCAAGGGCTTGCACCCGATCCGAATGTACCTATTGAGGATTATCAAAAGTTGTACGTACCGTCCGGACTTACTCCGATAGATGATTTCACTAACCTGCCTTTGAATGTACCGCCAACTTTATAACGCATATCGCAAACGATACAGGGTACTTATCAAGCGTGAACTTGACCGCCAATGTATGGCACTACTCAAAGGGGAGCAGCCGGATGAGGAAAAGCTAAAGCAGTACATCCGCAAACTGCACAACGATGCAGGTATCACAATGGCTAAGTACAACTATGACAAAATACGCAAGTCGGCAGGTGTAAAGGATTCCATGACACCTGAACAAAGATGGGCGGCAGTTATAAAACTATTTTTAGAACAAGGTTTAACACAACTTGTCAACGGCATTACATCTACCACGAAGGAAACTATCCGCAAAGTATTAATACAGGGTATGCAGGAAGGATGGAGTATTATGCAAATGATGAAGGAGATAGAGAAGTTAGGCATCAATGTTTACAGGGCTGAACTTATCGCACGTACTGAAACAACAAGAGCAGCGAATCAAGGTGCAATGCTTGGGGCGGTATCAACTGGATTACTAACCGTTAAAGAATGGATTGCAATAACGGATGATAGAACACGTAGAATACCCCGCAATGATTATGACCATCTACACATGGATGGAAAGACTACACGAATAGATGAGCCGTTTACCGTTCCCGGACTTCGCAGCATAGATATTATGGAGTTCCCCGGAGACCCTAACGGCAGCGCAGGTAACGTATGTAATTGTAGGTGTACCGTTGGATTCGAAGTAGTTAGAGATAGTAATGGGAAACCTGTAGATATACAAGGTGGGTTACGTGGGCCGGCGGGTGATATGTTGAACCTATGGAATAACACCTTATTTTTGCAATTACAAACTTTGATAAATGAAGCATTACCAGGTTAAAGATATTAGCAACGGATTGGAGGATATGGATGTGCGTTCACGTAACGTGAAAACCGTATGGGCTATGTGTGGCAATGTGGATTTAGATAACGATGTGATAGTACCGGAAGCATTTACAAAGACTATACAGGAACGTGGGCCGCTTGGTAAGAATCTCATTTGGTCATTAGTTGACCATAAGAGCAGCATGAAGTATGCATTAGGTAAGCCGAAAGAATTATACGTGGAAGGGAATGCACTTATTGCCGTTACTGAAATAATCGAAACGGAGATGGGTGAGGATATGCTGAAATTATATGAGGCTAATTTAATCAATCAGCACTCAATCGGTTTTAGTACTATCAAATCCGAAATGGATAATTCTACAGGCATCCGCACAATCAAAGAATTGATGCTCTATGAAGGTAGTGCCGTTTTATGGGCAGCCAACCCCGAAACACCTACATTAGCAATGTATAAAGGAATGGAACAAGCAGAGGTGCAGGAAACGCTCAATGGCAGATTAGAAAAGCTACTCAAAGCGTTCAAGCATGGCACATTTACAGATGAAACTTTCTCTTTATTAGAGATAGAAATAAAACAAATACAGAAAGCAATTTCAGACATTACCACTCAACCCGCAGCGAAAGCAGTCGAGCCGGATACGAATGCAATAGTATTTGAAGCACTCAAACAATTTAATCACTCGTTAAAATCATTAAAATGACAAACGAACAAATCGCTGCGGAGGTAAAATCAATAGGAGACAACCTTACGCAAGTATTGGCAAATTCTGCCAATGCAAAAACTGATGCGGCTGATGCCAAATTAGTAGTTACCGAACTTAAAAGCAAATTAGATTCAGTAGTTACACCTGCTGACCTTGCCGAGTTCAAAGGAGTTATGCAAAATCAATTTGATGCCCTTACCACTAAGGTAAAAGCCGGCAATCCTGATTCTGCAAAGAGTTTCAACGAAGTATTATCCGAGAAGTTAGAAGGCCGCAACATCGAAGCCGAAATCAAAAAGAATGGCCGTGTTCTGATTGAGATGCCCGAAGTAAAGACTATCACTTTGGCTACTAACCTTTCCGGTGATAGCGTTGCTACTTACAATAGCCGCCAAGCTACCCAACCTGCGCAGTTGGTAAATATGCGTGACTTCGTTCCAACCGTTCAAAGCCCTACAGGTTTGTATGTAACCTATCGTGAGGCTACTGGTAATGCGAACAACATCGCTGCACAACTTGAAGGTTCACTCAAGCAAGAAAACAACTATTCTCTGACCGAGGTTAAGACTGTAAATCAGTTCATCGCCGGATTCAGCAAGTTTAGCCGCCAAATGCTTGCATCTTTGCCATTCATGAGCCAAACGTTACCACGTTTGTTGACTCGTGATTTCTTTAAGGCAGAGAACTCATCTTTCTTCTCTACCGTATCGGCTGCCTCTACTGGTGTAACTACCACTTCTGCTGCTACCAACCTCGGAGATTTGATTCAGTTGATTGGCAATCAGCGTGCTGCTGATTTCAGTCCTTCTGTAATCTTCGTGAGCAATGCTACTTATAGCACTATGCTGATTGAATCTTTCACTAACGGTTACTACCTCGGTGCAGGTTCTATTGGAATCGGTGTTAACGGTGCTTTGAATCTTGTTGGCGTGCCTATCGTTGGCGTGAACTGGATTCCTACCAACCGTGCTTTGGTACTTGACAACTCATTTATTGAGCGTGTAGAGGTGAACGGTTTGAACATTGAGTTATCTTACGAAGATCAAAACAACTTCGTAACTAACATGGTTACTGCAAGAATCGAATGTTATGAGGCTATCAACTTGATGCTTCCTAACTCTTCTATTTACGCTACTATCTAAATTTAGTGGGGAGGGGTAAAACTCTCCCCATTATTTTTTCCCCATGAAACATATTTCTAAGCGTGAGCGAAAACACCCCACCAAAAAGACTACGCATATTGTGGCACGTACAGAGCTACTTGCCAATGGCAAAATCTGGGTCAGAATGGAACGCCCACAACATCAACAAATGGCTGATGAGCAGAGGCCACCTTGTAAAGGTGATGACCTCAAAGATGAATAATGAGAACTACGAATACGATGGAATCCACGTATTTAACCGCTCAAATGATTGGTACTTCCATCATGAATGGGCTGATATAATCTTCACACAATTAGACTTCGCAGGCGATGTAGCTATTGACTGCAAAAGCACAAAGAAACCTGCCGTTTGGTTTGCGCATAATACTTTCATGTATTCATCCGTAAGAACACACAGGGAGTTGAATGTTGTGTATAATTCATACTGGAATAGTGAGGAATGCAAGTATGCAAACAACGGATTCGTACTTCAGCCACCTGTTGACATCAACCATTACAGGGGTGAGAAAGGCGATAAGATTACCCTAATCAATCTCAATCATAATAAAGGTGCTGAAATGTTCTACCGGATTGCCGAAGCTATGCCGGACAAACAATTCTTAGCCATACAAGGCGGGTACGGGCAACAGATATACAAAGAGTTGCCCAATGTTGAATACATGCCTAATCAGTCAGATATACGATTCGCATATCGCAAAACGAGAATACTACTTATGCCATCTCACTATGAATCATGGGGGCGAACGGCAACGGAGGCAATGGCATCGGGTATCCCGGTTATTTGTACCGACTTGCCCGGATTACGTGAGAATTGTGGAGATGCGGCAACCTACTGCAAACAGGATAGATTGGATGAGTGGGTGGCAGCCATACGAAATGTGGAGGAAAACTACGAAATTTGCAGTAATAAGGCATACGATAGGGCAAATGAATTGCAGCCGGAAAACAATCTAATAAAATTCGAGCAATGGGTAACTACTCTTACATAATTGATTCTAACATCACGGAGGTAAGCTATGCCGAACCCGTAACGCTTGC